CCTCTAAAAGAATCAGACTTGTGATCGTGATCTAAACACCACTTGTCTGGAATTTTTCCACAACATTCGCAAAATTCTGGTTTGGCTGGCGAATTTTTATAGAGTTTTTTTCTTAGTTTCGTTTGACGCTTTATACACTTTTTACAGCGACTATCTAGATCGTCCTTAGAATGAGAGTGTTTGGAAAAAGACTTAGGATTTCGTCTTTTGTTGCAGTAAATACAAATTTTTCTAGCCATTATTGTTAGAAACTTGTATACAAAAATCGATTACTTGCTCGTCAGAAAAATCATTTCTAGCAATATTGAACATATAACACACAAATCTCACGTTATCTTTTGTGTAACCCTTAGAACAATCTATACGATCTAGAGATGCTTGGTATGGACTTTTACTTATAGTACTTTTACTAAAAGTTTTATTTAACATTGGTATATTAGTAACAGCACATAGTCCTTTTTGTTTGTTCCAAATTTCTTGTAAGTCTTGTAATGTGATTAATATGTCTCGTCCATACTTTTTAGCATTTCTTTTAGCATTTCTTAAATGGTATCTAAAAATAGTAAACTCGTCTTGTTTATTGTGGCTATATTGCTTTAGAATATTTTTATTCTGTGACCGATATTGTTCTAAGTGTGAATAGTTAACGCTACCAGCACAACTTAGACTACAATAAAAAGCTTTGCGTCCTCTTTTTTCCTGTCTTTTAATTTCCGATGCTTTTTTCTCTACTTCTCCACCACACGCAGCACATTGAATTTTTACTTTTGTAATCATCCGTATATTTCTCCTTAGTTGAGTAAAAATTATTACACCAAAAATGGAGATGTACGGTTTTAAATGGAGGTGAGCGGAATTGAACCGCTTTCCTAGGATATTTCTATGAACATCTTCTACAAGTTTATCTTACTCATAAGTCTTAGGGCAGATTGCAAAGTAAGCAAACTCTTCTGCCAGCACCAATTAATCTTAGACTAGAATATATTGGATATTCTAATAGCAGAGAGATTTACGTCAGACTTTTGATACCCTCTCTCATAGGTGTCGCAGTCTGTCGTTGCCTTTTTTATCAGGCAGCGAGAGCTAACTGAGTTTCGCCAGTTAAAGCGTTTTGATCGACTTTTAAAGTGGCCTGCCGATCAACCACTACTTGCTAATGTTAATTTCCATATCTAGTCGAAACCTTTCACCCCCAAATGTTAGTTAATAAGTTTTAAGTAGGGCGTGAGGGAATCGAACCCCCTTCTGTGGTTAATAAGACCACGGTCCTTGACCATTGAACGAACGCCCCGTGTTGTTTTATTATACGTCAACCTTCTTCGTTGTCAACGTCTTTCTTTTTCTTTCTAGACTTCTTCTTTGGCTTAATGATATTTTTGGATAATGATCTAACTCTTTTAAGTTCTTTAGCTCCTTGTTCACTAAGAGAAAACTCAAACTCATTAATATCATTATTGAAACTCACATCCAAATGTCCTCTAGAAGCAAGTTTACTAAGACCAACACCAAAAATCATATTACAAATCTGATCGTATGTGGTGTTGAAAATCTCATCATCAATAATATACTGACCAGATTCGTCCTTGCCCAGACTAGTATTAGCAATAAGGCTTTTGACCTGACCAATACTAACAAAACTTTCAGGATCGTCAGATCCAAAATCTTCGCTAGTAAATCCGCCAGCAGCATTATCTCGCAGCATCTTTGCACAACCATCAAGGTCGGTAATAGAATATGTTCGTTTCATTCAATTCACCGCGTCTTTCTGCTTGAGTTTGACCAGTTTATGTTTAACTTTCCAAACCAAAGTCTCTTTGTTTTGAACGTCACGACCCATATAGATGTGACAATATCCGCTATGCTTATCTACACCTCTGGCAATAATACCGTTCTTATCCAAGGATTCTACGATAAACTTACCCTTGTAACCCATAGGGATACAATTGCCATGACTAAAGAAATACGGTCCACCAGCAACCTTAATCTTATCTCCCGGTTGAAGTTCACGCCAATTTACATTATGGATAAGTTTGGTGTTCTTGTGTTCCTTGCTCTTAGCTTTAAAAGCAAATGGTTGATTGCAGTTCTTACAAACAAAAGCTCGCGGACCATTCGCGGCATTACAAGCATGACAAGTTTTTACGCCTTTGGGCATTTCGTTTCTCCTGTGTGTACTGTCATTCTACCAGACTTATCGGCGTTGTCAAGCTCAAACTTGAGTGAGACTCAAAAATCTTTTTTCTTTGGCTTTTTTGCCTGTTCCATAGAGAAAGAGTTTACGATCCGCAACCCTTCTTTATTTACATGACAAAAATAGCTGTTGTCTCCAATACGCTTTTTAATTAGCGTACCATCTTCTGTTTGTGTATAAACGTTGACTCTATAGTAGTCACCAAACACATTAATTGCTTTAAGTGTCAAATAATCTTTGGGTTTATTTACTTGTTGGAAAAGAAGTCTTTCGATTTCAAATTCGTTTGTCATCTTGCCCTCCGGTTTGCTCTGTCAAGAATACGAATAGTTTCAGTAGCATTAGCTGGAACCATCACAAGACTAGGTGCTGTCTTATGATTCCAATCCATAAATCCGACTGCTCGACCCTCAACACTACATTCTTTACAAACCATAGAACGATTAGTTTCAACAAGAAACTCATATCGGTCAAAGTCAATCTCAGTTTTGCAATAAATACAGTCCATGTTGCCTCCTGTGTGTTCCACCATCATACCACAGGTTATCGGCAAGTCAACTCGTATTTCTTGAGCGAGGACGCTATAGTTTGATCCATATCATAGTAGCGATACTCTGCTAATCTGCCCCCAAAGATGAATCTATTATTAAGTTTACACAATTTTTCGTATTGGGCTAATTTTTCATTATTCTTCTTGTCGTTAACTGGATAGTAGGGATCAGAATTATTCATAACAGGATATTCTGTGGTAATTATCGTACCCTTCTGATTCTTGTTATTAAAGTGCTTATGTTCTATACGGCGAGTGTATATTGTTTCTTTATCCGTAAAATTCATAACACTAATACCCTGAAAATTATCAACATCTAATACTTGGTGTTCAAATCTTAGTGATCGATAATCTAGTTCACCAAATTCGTAATTAAAAAACTGGTCAATACGCCCAGTGTAAACAACTGTTTTTGCAATACTCTGGTAGTATTCTCTACGAGAAAAGAAATCGGCTTCTAATTCTAGTGGAATATTAGTAAGCAAATTATGAAATAGGTTTGTGTATCCTTCTTTTGGTATGCCTTGGTATTTGTCATTAAAGTAATTGTTGTTGTACTCAAACCTCAACGGTATTCTTTTGATAATATCTGCGGGCAAATGCAGAGGACTAGTGTGCCACTGTTTACTAGTATATCCATAGATTAATTTGCGGTAAATATCTTCACCAACTGTTTGAACTGCATAATCTTCTAGATTGTTTGGTTTCCTGACAAATGCTTTTTGAGATTCTATCTTAGCTTTTGCTTCTTCTGGAGTTTTAACGCCCCAAAGCTGATAGAATGTCCACATATTAAAAGGAAGGTTGTATAACTCTCCTTTATAGTTGGCTACTGGCGAATAAACATATTGGTTAAAGTTAGTGAAATTTTTGATGTAATTCCATACCTTATCGCTGGAAGTATGGAAAATATGAGGTCCATACTTATGAACATCAATATCATTAATTTTTTCAGAATAACAATTCCCACCAATATGGTTTCGTTTGTCTATTATCAGTACAGATTTACCATGATCTATTGCTTGTCTCGCAAAGACCGATCCAAAAAGTCCTGCACCAACTATTAGATAATCATACATTATTCCACCATTCAATTATTGGTTGTTTATCTGGTAGTGGAAAAGGATATTTGTAGCGAAATAATTCCATCCAAGAAAACTCCATCATCCATCCTAAAAGAGCTTTTGGGTTATTTTTATCACTATCTAGTTGTTTACCAAGACATAGTAGATTTTGATAATAGTTTTGTGTTAGTGATAATATCTTATCTTTGTTCACTGAGAACATGGCCGCGTAAGCTACAGGAACAACAGGAACCTTATCATACTCTAATCTTGCAGAAATGTTTAGATACTCAAAGAGTGCTTCAAAAAAATTCTCTGTATGAAAGAATGTTCTAAATGTTTGTTTTAGTGGTTCGATGAGCGGAGAATGATTAAAACAGTTAGATGAATACAGAAATCTATTTAGCCGATAATCATATAAATCAACATGAATCCTACAGTTCTTAATCCATAATTTTTTAGTTTGTTCTCTGTAGATTTGTTCTGGATTATAGTCGGTATGTCCGTAAGTTAATGGTTGAATATCCTCAAATAAATCTGTATAATTCAGTAATGTTAAAAAGTCTGGACTATGTAGAAAAGGGTCTGCTTGACAAAAAATTATTCTGTCTGATAAATTGGAATAGTTGTCGTTTATATGTGTCAAATAAACATATTCTTCACGACCTACATTTTCCATTTTTTTTTGATTAACCCAATCTGGAAGATCATCCTCTCCCTTGTTATAGACCAGATGAGGAATTTTAACTGTTTTTAACCAATCTACATTTTCATTGTATCTTGCTACTACTAATAATTGTTTCATACATAGATATATTGCGAGTCAGTGTTGCTAAAAACTCTATCGTCCACACTCCAATAAAGATTATCTGTCCAATAAACCTTATCCAAGATAGTTTGGCATTTGCTACAAGGTTTGCTAATCATCATCTTACCGGATCGTCCAATTCTAATTACAACCATCTTCCAGCCAGAGTTAATACACCCATATTCCTGATAGAGCTTGCAGATTAAATTAGTTTCACTATGAAAAAAAGGAAAGTCAATATACTCTTGTACATTAAACTTCTCGCCCAAACGTTTTGCTTTGGCGTTCATTTTACGCGGAGTATTTTGGGCCATAGCAATAGGCTTATTACCATCAAAAGCAATAGCGAAGTGTGAACACCTATGTTGATGGTTCGGCGTATATCTGTCATACGCAATTTTCATAGCCCGATCAAGAAACTTCATACGATCCTCCTAGATAGACATATTCTACCACAAGAGGGTTATCGGTCAAGTGGTTAAAAAACTTTACTTGGAAGCCAGCATATATAGGCCAATATTGCTAAAAGCATAGCCAGCATAGGCTATGGTCATACCAACATTACCCTTACATCCTTGCTCTATGCTAACATAAGCATAAACTAAACCAGTAAATAAGATTAGCCAAGCACTCAAGCATCACCAAACTCTTTCTTTAAATCCTCATACAATGCTCTACGATTCTCTATTTCTTGTTGTCTTTCCTTAAGTCTATCATTATATTCTTCGTCTGTTTCTGGGCGGTATTTACATACATAATACCAACTCTCCCATTCATCTCCATATTTACAAATATTCGTCCATCCCTCATTCCTATAGGACTGCAATAAACCGATTATATCATCTATACTTCTTTCAAAATCTATTGCTGGCCCAGTTTCTTCAGTATCAATTCTATTTAGCATTATATAATTTCCTATTTTTAAGTTCATTTGGTTTTTCTGATATTAGGCCAATCTATTCTCATCATTTCTCCAACATCTCGTAGACTTACAAAGTTATCATGATCTATTTCTCCAACATCATACCATTTACGAGCAAGAGTCATGGCGTTTACTATATCCATAAGACATTCGGCACCGTCAAGCCTTTTCATTACTTCTTCATACTTATTCATTATTTGTTCCATTAAAATATAGAGGAGTTCTTTTGGGTATAATCACATTCTGAACATAGTAAACAAATCTGTTCACCATCGAACCAGGGAAACAACGGAGGATGGGATGAATCATTTCCACAAGTTAGTGGATGCATTGCCCATCTTGGAGAACCATCTTTTTCACGATTGCACTGATGGAGCGATATAGAATTCATTCTATCAACAATGTTTTTAAAGTCAATCATACTGTCTTCCAGAATATGGTGTATATTAAACTGAGGCGTGTGCGAGACGTTTCAAAATAAGACAAAACAACTAAACGCTCTTGATTCAATTACTCGCACTAATTGTTTCTTGGGCGTTTTTTATTTGAGTCACCGATGAATCATACCAAGACTTGTACCGTTTGTCAAGAGACGTTTCCTGCTACTGCTGAGTATTTTAATAAACATAAGGATGGAAAATATGGGCTAATGGCAAAGTGTAAACCGTGTCATAAGACTTATAACCAAAGTTTGTATCAAAAACATCAACAAAAAAGAGTTATAGAAAAAAGAAAATATAGAGAAAGATGTTATGATAAAGTCTTGCAATCTAGTAGAAAATGTTATCAAAAACACAGAGATAAGAGACTTGAAGAAAAAAGAGTAGAATTAAAATTATATCCCGAAAAAATTAAGCAAAGAAGGAGAGAACAATATGTAAAACATAGGGAAAAAAGATTAGCTGATGTTAGAGAATATCAAAAAAAGAATAAGGAAAAAAGAAGGGAATACACATCTAATTATATTCTCAATAGATATCATAATGATCCATTATTTAAAATTAAAATGAATTTATCAAGAAGAATGAGGTCGTTGATAAAAAAGGATGGCACAAAAACAGTGGAACTTATAGGATGTACAGTAGATTATCTCAAACAGCATTTGGAGTCAAAATTTACAGAAGGTATGACATGGAATAATTATGGTAGAAATGGCTGGCATATAGATCATATCATTCCTTGTGCTAGTTTTGATTTAACAAACTTAGAACAGCAAAAGATTTGTTTTCATTATACTAATTTACAACCATTGTGGGAGGCAGACAATATCCGAAAGTCGGATAAAGTTCCTGATATTTTTTGATAGCTTTACACTTGCCCTTAATTTCAAAATCTAGATCGAAATCCAGACCGTAGGTATTAATTGGTTGTGTAGCATACTCCGCATGCTTGCGAGGATTATTGCCCGGAGCCGATTCGCTATAGTGAAACAATGGTCTATATCCACGCCACGTTTCGTAACAACGCTTGATAGCAGTCTCCTCGTCTAGACCATTAGGATTGCACTTGTGATGAAGATAGTCGAATGTAATTGGAATATTTGTACGAGGATAGAAGATAGTTACTAGTTCGTCCACACTCCAACAGTTAATTTTGTCATCATTTTCGATAACTAATCGCTTACGACAGTTTTCGTCAAGACGACTCTTATTATGGATAAATCTACCAATAATCTCATCATAACTTCCGCTCTTATTATGAACATGAATATTCATAGGAGCAGAATAGTCTGCTGCTAAACCCACACGGTCAAAAAATGAGGAGTAGAAATTGAGTTCGGTAATGGTTTTGTCAACTGCTTTCTGGTTTGTTGATGCAAGAACATTAAACTCGCTAGGGTGACAAGACACCCTAACATTAGTGCTGCGAATAGTTTGCTCAATATTGTCAAATTCATCTTGAATCTCCTCATGATTAGGTAAATCTTCTAGTGAAACATTAGCTTCGTCATAAGTAATTAGTGGAAAAATATCGCTACTAACACGATAAACCCAGTTGTTTTCAGCACAATACTGGATTGTTTCGTTGGTTGTTTGTAGATTGTTTAGGATACGCTCGCCAAGCGTCCGTAAAGCTTCCTCGCGTGGCAAGGAAGCGAATCGTTTAAAGGTCATGGTCTGGTGGCCGATGCCACGATCTTTAAGTTCTAGCGAGATACAGCAAAGACCCGGAGTCATCAATTGTCCTCATTTTCTACTACAGAAATGGTTTTCACAAAAGTATATTTGTCATTCCACAAAGATTCGATAAACAAAACCTCTGCTTCTTGAGAATCAACAGCGTCAACTTTCAGAAAGAGTATTTCTGTCTGTTTGTTAAAATCGTTTTGCTTATAGCCTTGACCAGTAACTAAGTATTTCATTATGCTAGTACATCCCCGATAAATTCGCCAGCCTTCAACTTGATTTTATCACATCCTTCTTGATTGTCAAGCTCGTCTAGCCATGAGTCCCAATTTTTGTCAACTAAAGCAACGAACTCGGGAGTATTCCCTCTATTTTCGTATCTTTTAATATACTCTTCCTTCAGTTCTCTTTCGGGATATATGAGAGTAAATCCAATATTGTGCTTAACTAATGCCTCTCGTACTGTTTTGTGAGAAGAAACAAAGATTTTATATATCGACAAATCATTCAATGATTCTTTGATATGCTCGATATAATTTTCTGGAAAGTATTGTTTGTCAAATTTTGAGCTATCGCTATCTAATACCTTCTTAAATTTCGATCTCTGAAAATAAACTGTCTTTCCTGTTCCTGGGAAAGCAGAGATTACTGTAGCGGTATCCCAATACAGATCGTGTTTGCTCTGTTTCTCCAATATTTTTTTGAACGCTTCCTTCATTTGTTCATTGGTCATTTGATTATCCATTCTGGTTTGGGTTTTCCTTTTAGCTTAACACTTTTTTTAGCTTTAGAGCATAGTTTGGTTACTGCCTCCACACAGGTCTTAGCTTCTTTAAGCGTATCACAACAGCCCTCGTTTGTCAACTCCTTGGCTGAGTGAAGATATTCGGGGGAGTAATCTAATTCAGTATGATCTTTTAAACAGCCATCTGATGAATAAGTTTGTTCTATGGTTCTTGGCACATTAAAACAACCAAAGCAAACCTTTTCATAATTTCGCCCATCCACAAAAGGAATGGTCTTATGAACTTTAGTATAGATACTGGTTTTTTGTTTGCAGATATCGCACTGAGTATTTTTAGTCATCTTTTCTATCAAGGATAATTAAAATAGTTTCTGCTAGTACGGCAGCGGGAATAAACTCTGATTTAATTGTATTATCTCGCCAATCTTGTATAATTCTCTCGCAAAGTTTCCTAACTTCTTCAACTGGTGTCATGTTGTCCATCCTAAAGCTTCTGCTATTGTTGGGAACTGTTCAGAAAAAATATTCTTACATTCATTAGCAATAATCATATGTTCTTTTTGAGTGCCATTACTACTACGCAATTGAATATAATGTATCCATGAGCGTACTGACCCACTAACATAAAGCCTAGTTGGAGTAGCTAATGGAAGAACAAATCTCGCACATTCTTTGGCAATACCGTCCGCAATCATACCATCATAAAGAGCTTTGGCTTTTGAGAAATGTTCGCGGATTTGAGTATTCCATTTTGCTTTAATTTCATCGCTAACATTATCAATGCTGTTTTGTCTATTCTTATTGTCTTGACTACGAAGCTCAAATACAGGCACATCGTCTGCTAGAAGAGTAGTATCGGCATATCGCTGGCTAAACTCCTGAAAAGTAAAGCTACGATGTCGTAAGATTTGTGCGGCCAATCCTCTAGTTGTATTAACTTCAAGGGTAAGAAAAGCCATTTCAAATATTGACCAATGTTGGTGATCAATGCAATACTTTAGAAGTTTAGCGTAGTTCTCATTATCTTGATTGGCCGGATTACTTACCCTAGCACAATAACTCATAATCTTTTCTGCATCGGGTGTCGCACTAATTAGTTTGACTTGGCTCATTGAATACTCCTAATTTCTCTGATTATTTTTCTTGCCAATGCGGCACCGCCTACTATTCTTCCTTCCGTATAGTCATCAAGACCATATCCTGTTTTAGATTCTCTTTGTTTTTGTGCTTCTATAGCTTCCAAACAAATCTTTTCTACTAATAGTTTGAGTTTATCATATTTATGATGATTTTTCAATATATCTGTTCCTCTACTATAGAAATATCAAACTCTTCTAGCAGACAAAGTTCTTCGTCCCAAAAACCGTTACGCAATCCAAGGGAGAGAATCTGACCGGATAGTTTCCAGTTCTTTTCAAAATGTTCTACTGTCATACGCTTGTGGATTCTTCCCCAATCACAAATAGAAGCATCGAACACTTCCGTACCCTCATCATACCATTCGTCTTTCTTGCTGACAAGCTTTACAAATTTTTCAGACGATGCCATCTAAGTCTCCTCACCCATAAGTACTATCCAAATTATAGTCATTAATACACTGAATAAAATAAGCCCTAATTTCATCAATCGCATCATCTGCGGTTTTAAAATTATGACCATACTTATCCCATGATCGTAGCTGTTCCCCAAAATCCCAGATTAGACTCTTCATTTTTCCTGCATTATTAGCAGTCTCAAACTCAAGCTGTTCATCTGGCAGATCAAATTCTAGTGTAGCTTTCAAGTCATAATTCCTTTTTCTAAGTCTTCAATTAGATCACAGAATACTAAACTATTAGTAATAGTTTTATCTACAGGTGTCCAGTAATAAAAAGTACCTTCCATAGCCTTCATACTCTCACTACAATAATAGGTTCTATTATGGATATATCTAAGCTCACCAAGTTTTACTGTATTGTCCTCTCCATGAGAACGAAATAGGATCTTATCAGTCTGATTACCTATAAATTCATACTTAGTATCATTGGTTTCGCATATAATCTTGATTTTTCCCATTATTCTAACTCTTTATAGTTTTTCTGGTAGTCTACCCACTTATAGTCACTTAAATCATTATATACGGCGGTAGCTACTTTACTCACGCTTGGTTCCATACCACAAATAGATTCGTCATCATTCTTATACCAGTAATAAGTTACAGGCTCGTCTTTTTCTTCGTCGCCCTTGTCTTTAATTACTGTGTACCCCTTTTCCTTGGCCCACTTTTTAACTTCGCTAATTTTCAGCATATTATTTCTGTAATTGTTCTTCCGAAGAATACCTTAATTTTGCTTCAAATCCCGCATGAAAAGCCAATTCCATAAAGTCGAGAATATCTTCGTATCTTTCCCGATTAGATATCGACTCGCCCCCTAGTGTAACAACTGGTCGCTTCTTGTCAAGCCACTCATTCCATAGTCTATCAATAGTAGAATCATCCACCATTAACGCCTCCAAAGAATACTTTAACTGTTATTGGACTAGGATAAAACTTGTTGTGCATAAGAAATCCTTCTTCGTTTTCGTCAACCAATGTGTCTAAACGAATAATATAGTCAACTCGACCAGCGTTGTTTAGAAGATACAGCTTATCGTCAATCACAAAGTTGTTACAAGTATAGTTTTCTACTTCTTCTGGAGAGGAAAACTGCAAACTAGCAACAGATTTATGTTTTGTGAAATAGTCGAGTATAGTCATTGGAAATAATACCTCATAATCTTGTATAGGCAAATCAAAGATAAAACTATAAGTACAGACAATACCACGATCCTTGTGGTATCATCATGTACTATAGGATTAAACAGTGGTTTTGATGAAATGTGTCTCATTGCTTAATATAAAACGCCCATACAAAACTGTCAAGATCAACAAGAGGAAAAGGATAGAGCTTGCCGTTGTACATATAGTCCGCAGACATATCCTTATGTACATAAACAAGCACAATCTTAGTTGTACCAAGAATATTTACTTCAACAGCAATAACGTCTCCCGGCTTGATGTTATGCTTTGAAATAGGACTACCTAGTTTCTTTGTCGCCTTTGGTGGTGCAGCACCAACACTAGACATAGAACAAACACTAAGACCGATCATCATACCAACAAACATCTTCTTGAGCATAAAAACCTTTCTTAAACAACGTGAGTATATTTTACAGTTGACCAGCCATTGTCGTCTTCAATCACCAGCACATATTGTGCAAATTTGTATTCTTCTTCAATTTTGTAAGGCATAGGAATCGTACTGGGAATTCTTAAAGTTTCTCCTTCTTGGGAAACGTCTATAATTTGACCATCACAAGGTCCGCCGTAGCATTTAATTAACACGCGGCATTTACTCCCACAATAAAACTATTCAGACATTTAATATCTGGCGGAACATAAACGAAACAGTATTGCCAATCACCATACCACTCCTTTAAACAAAATAGACAAGGATAACCAAGAGGCATATCTAATTTACCATTATTAGGATCAACTTGAATAAACTCAGCATCGTTCTTGACTAAAATATACATCATGTAATACCTGAATAAGTCTCAGCAAAGAATCTTTTTTGACGCTCATATTCAGTGAACCAATATCATTCTGAGTTTGACAGACTACTATTAGTTGCTCGTTAATATCGCTCTGATAAACTTGCCAAGCATCATTTTCTTTTAGAAGTTTCATCTTGTGTCCTTAAAATATGTACAAAAAATTCTCCGGGTAGACTATTGGGCATCGACTAGCGATCTTATATGCGCAAACCCAAATAGTCAATACCCGAAGAAACTACCAGATTGGTCTGGTTTTAAACACCCCTACTGGGGATCAACGAACAAAAGAACGAACCCTAGAACCAACGCGACGAGCCGTATTGCGTGTTACTTCCACAGTCTTGCGGGTAACTTCCACGGGAACCTGTACCACTTCCTTTGTTACAGTTGCTACCCTACTACGAACCTTACAACTTCCATTAGCACACTCACCGCCATAGGCAAACGTACCAACAAAAACAAGAACCGTAGCCAATAGAACATTCTTCATAATCATTCTCCTTAAAAGGTAAAACCTCGGAACTCTCTTATTATACCATACGAAACGCGATTGTCAACTACCAGATGCGAGGAAATTGGCCTCCCCACATTTTTTTACGCCAATACGAAGCAGATTCAGAATCCGGAACAGGAGCTTGTGCATGACTATATCCCTCGTCATAAGCTGCCTCTAACCATTCTCTAACAGTAAGCCAATTAGTTTCTTTTTTAACTAGATCGTCATGGATTCTCTCCGCACGAAGACCAAATCCTTCTATTTCATTAAGCCACTCATTGAATTTCATGAAGTTTACAAGTTGTTTTAATCCAACCCTCCTTATTAGGTTCGCCCTTATTACCACATATTTCACAGATTTGATAGCTCATAGCTTCTGCCATACTGACCAGACCGTGAACGTATTCATCCCCGCCGTGATGATATATACGAAGCCCTCCGTACTTTTCTTTTATTTGTTCAAATTTAACCGGAGTATAATCTAGCTTATATTCTGGATCGGTTTTTTGCTTATACTTTGTTTGTCCCTCTATATTTCTCTCATGCTGTTTAATCATGAAACAAAGGTTAGAGATGATACCATACCAGCCATCATCATGACTACAGCCGAAACATATTAGGCTCTCAGATGGCGGCAACTCTCTATTTTGAAATAGTTCTGGATACTTATTGTACAGAATCTGTTCTTTTTCGGGACTCATTTTCCTCATATTCCTTTTGTGTTATGTAGTGATCGTCTTTATCTAGACTCGTAAACTCACCCATGCCCATACATTCGCTACATTGAACCTTTTCCATTTTCGGCCCAAGATGAGCGTATTCTGTAACAAAACTTCTATACATACTTTCTGCTTCATCGCAGTACAAGTAAGTATTGCCTTCTGGTATTTTAACACACTTCTGGCACTTGTCAACATTCAGATGTTGATTTAGATATAATTGTATCTTAGCTTTCATCCAGATATTATTGGTGTCCTCTACTCTTTCTCCAGTGCCTTTGCAGTAAATGCACCTGATAAGTGGTGGTTCAGAAAGTTTCTTAACGTTTTTCTGATGAAGATCATTAAGATGAAGAACGTATAGTGCCAGTAATATTGTTGAAGTTAAAATTGCTATAAAGACTAGTGTTTCTTTTTTAGTTAACATCATTTCTTTCAGATAGTTTTATTTTATCTCTTCTAAGCTAGAGAGAATCTCTTGTGTTGTTTTAGATCCTTTTCCATCGTTCCATCCAGCATTATAGATATTACTAATCCATTCCTTTAGGTTATGTTTGGCATCGCAACCTAGTCCATGATCCCATGCAACTAGATCAATAGTTTCTCTAAGCATTGTATCAAAGTCTTGTTTAGTTACGATCTTGAACCACTCTTCAAAAGTCATACTTCTTCTCCGGTATTATAATCGATAACGGGTTTATCGCAAGCCTCTAGCATCTTTTGTAATATCCACTTGAGTTCCTCAATATCGTCACCTACCACTGGCGATTCTCTGCCAACATTAACAATATCCTGATTATCGTCATAGTATACATCATTGATTGTATACATACATCTTTCTGTCAAAAACATATCAGGACTATTCTTTACTACACGATAATTCCAACTCATTGGTTCACCTCTTGTAGAATCCCATCCTTTACTTTGTAAAGGTACACTTTTCCAGTACTTTTGATATAAGCTCGACCACCATCGATCATATTGCCATTTTTAAACTTGTTATAATGCCAACGGCATACGCTGTATTCAAGATCGCCCTCGTCATTCTCAACACAACCAAATATCTTGTTTTCAATAGCATCGGCGTTTCTAATATAGGTTTGATTATTAAGCGTTACTAGACCAAAGTATCTATTACCAAACTCTGGATGAGGAGTTTCCCGATAGAATATATCCTCTACCTCGTTGTCCCTGCTACATTCGGACGAGCAAACATACCGGATGGGAACATTATCCTTTAGACGGTAATGCTCAATAACAGCATCTGTTTTGAATCTAGGCTTGTGGATGATCTTCATAAGATTTCAGTGCGTCCTCCATTGCTTTAATAAACCATTCTTCAATTTCGTTCGGCGTCATCTCATTTAGGAACTGTAGACTTGGGTGATTTTCATCCCATTCTAGAGTAAATGAGCCGTCTGGGTTTTCAGACACTTTAATCGGTGCTAGATTATCGTTATCGCAATTTTTTGCTGGATCAGTCATTTTATTGCTCCGTTACTGTTATTTCAACGCCATCAAACACATGATTATCAACGCTATCGTGAATATCGGAGCCGGGACGAGGCTTATTTACCACTTTCCAGTGAAAACTTCTGTCATCGCACTCAGAAAAACCCATCTTAAGAAGAAGATACTCGTTAATGATATCTTCTAGATCGGGTAGACATAGCTCAAGTTTGGTTGTTTTAGTTGCTCTCATCGCTTTCTCCTTCTCTCAGAGTATACCATAGCTATCGGCGTTGTCAAGGGGATTCTTTAGCCCTGTCGGGCTTTCTAAGATAGGAACTGATTATCTCAACAATTATTCCCAAAGTTATTCCAACTCCAACCGGAAACGACAACATATAAACAAATGGTAATGCTGCGAATCTTGATGGATCATTTGATCCGCTCATACCAAATAGCCAATCCGCATAAGCCTCGCCCATTTCTTTTGGAAGTAAAAACATTGGGGCGGGCCACAAGATACAATATAGTCCAGCCGCTAATGCTACTAGCCTAATTAATCGATAACTATATTTGACGCTCATTAATAATTCTTTCGTAAATAAGAGGAGCTTTGTGATATCTCCATTCTGTAGCTATACTAATTCCACCAGTGTGATCAATTGTATGTCTGAGTGGCAATTTATAATGAACAGCTTCGCCAGTTTCTGTATTGCACCAAATACAATGTCTTAGCTCTTTACCCGTGGAGTCATAAACTCTAGTGACAAAATCTTCTGGTAATTTGAGTATCATCATTTACTTCCTTAACTTTCAAACACTTAAAAGGATTGGTTATATCATGCCCAGAGACACAATCTTCTTCAACAAAAAAGCTAATATCTCCATGATACATCTCTATCTTTTTATCAGAGAACATGAAGTTCTCATTATTATCGTGGTAATTAATAATGGTTTCTCCATCGAATCCCAAATATACTTCTTTTGGGTGATAAAATTCGTCTAGTTTATATCCTCCTCTTTTCATGTCAGGAAGGTGATTTTCCTTCCACCACCTTATGAAAAAATCTGCGGTTTCAGAGGGATTACCACAACAAATTACAGCGGCACCATCACCACCGTCTGATCTGACTGAGTTATAAAACCATTCCATCAATTGTTCAGCGTATATTCCTTTGACTATAACTGTACTCATTTTTCTATCCGTACTGATTATGTTGGTGGAGGCGAAGCCGGAACCATTATAACTCGCCATTCCTTGTTGTCAAGGAATAACATATAAGGACAATCGCCACAGAAATTTTTTCGATCTACATATATTGCTGGAATTCCCGTTCGTAGCAGAACAGGAATAACTTCCGAATTAGATAAGTCGCTTAAATCTCGACTACAAATATAATCCTTTGGCTTAATAGAATATTTCTTGCGATATTCATTAAAAGATAGTCCAGTTTCTTTATGAATTAGTTTCCATTTGTTCCATTTACTCATATAAAGTACCAATCTGGATTGTCGAGAATTTCAAATCCAAGTTTTTCCAATGCTTCTCTTGGGTTTTCAATTGTGGATGTAAATGTATGCTCCATACATTGATAAAATCCCTCTATTTCAAGTTCACATTCATGATCTGGTATATATTTGTTCTTTTCCCAAAAATCCTTTGGGCAAATACACCACTCGTCTTCACGATCTGGATGTTGTAGGGCAAAATAGTGTTCAAATTTATTATTCATTTATCCATTCCCTCAAGTCTACAATATAATGTGTCATAAAGTTTTACTTTCTATAAAAAGAATTAATATTTTTACGCCTAATGCGTCGGTTCTCCACTCAATCATACCATCAGTATAGCTAAACATTCGTATTAGATAGGGACTCTTGTTCAAGTTTTCATTATAGTGAATTTCAATAATGCTATTCTCTAGAACTAAAGTTTGAAGTAATGAAGAATCCACAGCTACACCTTAGTCATGTCCTAATTGAGTATTCAACAATAACATCGACAAGAATTACTTTCTCATCTAGATCAAATTTGGAGGACAGTCCTGTTCCATAATTAAATCCATTAATACCAGATCCAATTGATGTCTTTGCGTAAACAGTATTGTCATAAAGACCGGGTTCAGCAACTATGAAAGTTTCTCCAATGACAAGATCGCTAAATTTTATTGAGTCTTTTCGTGGGTGTTTGACTGTAATCATTTTATCTCCATCTTATTAGTAAGGATCAATCCCAGACTGCCATCTTTTCTTTTAAGAATTTTGCCAGTAAAATACTGTTCTAGTAAATCATATATTCTTTCTAGTACTGAACTTATAGCTGTTATTTTATCTTCTTTCCAATCGTATGATATTCCATAATCTACACTATTGTTCTTTTCGCAAAAACCATATATTCCAACATAACCATCTCGTAAAAGTCTTGGTTGATCTTCCCAAAACTCAATACAATCAACTTTTTCCAGATTGGTTTTTTGTTGAAGACCATCCACTAAAATTTTTGCTATATCTTTACTTTGGGTTAACATATCATCTCCTTTTTATTTGTTTTTTGAGACGAATCTTTTCTTTTCTTGTATCCACCATAATAACTAATAAATAGAATACGTAAAGGAATAAATAGAGAGACGCAGATTCCAAGAATTAGAATTAGTTTTCATTTATATGTATATCCACTCCTTCAAGTCTACAATATAATACCAGTCATATATTCGATCATTGATTTTATATTGACCATTCGGCCATTTTTTTGGAATTTCAGTAATAGTATTTAGTGCTTCCTCATATGTCTGATAACATTCGATCCAATCTCCTGTATCACCACTAGGATAATAATTATCTCCGGCGATTAGTAGAAAGTATTTCATTCTTTTATCATTCCTTCTTCTCATGTAAACAACAACTAAAATCACCCCGAGTTCTCAAACCTGCATAATATCCACTACCGTCAACAACGCAAGCAAGAGGAATGTTAAAAGTGTCTGGATCATTATCTTCATCTTCGTCTGGATAAGGATCAAATTTGTAATTATCATTATGTAAAACAGCTTTACATTCGCCATAGGTCTTATCATTTCCCCAAGATTTAGTTCGGGGAAATTCCCAATGCTTACAGTTTGAGCAATTATTCATTATTTTTCTCCTGATAGTAAATACAGTTTAAACTCTCACAAGAACTAAATGGAAGTTCTGTCCATATATGAGTAGATGACAGATTAATAATCTCTAGAAGTCCACTTCCACAAAAGGGTTCTCTCATTGCTGACCACCACATAATTCCCGTAAGATCGCACTTATGTAGTTGTGCTGGAACAACCTCGTCCCAATCTTGCCCAAGATACTCATTATTGGTCAATTCAACAATAACAGTCTTGCCAAATTCGGGCAAAGATTCAACAATCGGAGTCCACTGTCTCATTTTTATATTCAATCCAATCTAATTGTATTGCCCTTGAAAATACCCTTAGTAACAGCACCAGTAACAATTGTACCATTAGGAGAATTAGCCTTAAATCCCGTAGAACAAGAATCACTTTCTGATGCGGCGAACGGTCGCCATCCAGTAATTTCTACATTTGAATATCCTTGGTTTTCTAGGGTTCGTTTTGCTCCAACAGGATCGGTAAATCCAACTAGACAACGAATACCAATAATAATAGCTATAACAACAATAGGAGCAATAGCAGAACCAATTTCATTCAGTCTATATCTGTTCATTTTGATTTCATCTCCACAATTTGTTTTGACCATGAGGCTATCTTAGTTTCATCGACAACTGAACCAAAAGAACCATTATCCCAAAGAATTTCAATACAACCTCGTCTGTAGGCTATGCTCGTTATTTTAGCATTTGGCCCGATTTCGTCAAGTCCTTTGAAATACTGCAACTGATCAATAAAATATTGTAATCTCATTGTTCATCCCTATCAAATAGTTTTACAATCTTGCGAGAAGGAGGGTCAATTATCTCCATCATTAGTTTATTATAGCCAAGAATATTATCACAAAGAGATTGAGATAACTCACTTTGACAACCTAGTCTTTTTAAACTATCAATATATGTTCGCTGTTCATTAAGAGTGTGTATAATGTCTTGTTTATCCAACTTAGTCAAGTTAGGCATTGTTTGTCTCCTTGTTCTCGTAGTCTACCACGCTCTGCGTGGAAGTCAAGCAAAATCCAAAACTGAGTACATACCTAGTGCCTTCGCCGTTCTTCCACACTTTGTTCTACTCTATTAAAAAGGCGTATCATATCCCACTCCATGTCCGCATGGAGTTCAGCACATATCTCTAGGTTTATTATTGCTGCATTTCTCAATGGTTCAGAATCTAGTGGATCAAGATTAGCGTTTCCTCTTCTCCACTGTATAGTTTCCATCTGCTTATTGATCTTATCTTCTGTGAGATAGACTCTCTTGAAAGACTCTAATATTTGTGAATATTCACTCATATTTTCCTCTCAGTTGATTACATAAGCCTTGATGATATCTTCTGGTTTGGTATCTTTCCAAGGTTCTTCGTATTGTCCTCTCCAATTCCAAGTGTGTCCAGAAGGAACAGTACGGGTAATAGTTTTTTCCTCTACATCAAAACAATCATTATAGCCATTACCATCAGAATGTCCATGAACAACAATCAAACCATCATCCGGCACATCCTTCAAAAGTTCAAGCAATTCTTTCTTAGTCATTTTAATTATCCCTTGATATTTCCAGTTTCAAAATATGTTTCATAATCGCTTTCATTATATGGGACCGCCAGATTAACTCTTTGTCCACCCCTATGAATAGCACACATACATTGTTCTAAGTTTATTGGGGGATTTTTTGGAACAAGTAATGAGATTGGTACTAAACCAAATACCCGCCTATTTCTACTTAATCTCTTAAACGTATAGATTATTGGATCGTCTTGATTTGTTTGAAAGTTGGGTCCGACTGCTAATCCAAGCAATCCACGCCTAAAAAATGCACCAGAATCAGTTCGACACTTATATGAATCTGGGGAACAAAAGTGAGTTTTACGATCCTCTAGAAAATCTATCAATTTTTGTGAATGTGGGATAGATTTATGATAGGTTATTCTAAAACCGAATTTCATTACTCATTCTCCGCATAATTACTCAGAACAACTTTTCCCTTGAATTTAGTCCAATCTTTGATGTGATCATCCCAAATTGCATATGGAGCAAAGGAACAGACTCCATTATGATTGATAGTATAACCATGATAAGCAAAGTCGCCGTTTTTATTTTCAAAAAACTCTTTTAAAATAACGGTCATGTCTATTTGCTTATTGATTACAATAACGGGCAAATCAAATCGGTAATCAGGCACCGTCTTCTCATCGTCAATAATTTCAGAAATCATTATTTTCTCCAATAAAAATAGCAGGCAGGGATGGCACGATATCTTCTTCTTCTAAATGATCTTCCATATGAATATACGAACTAGGAAATTTACTAGATGATACCATTGTGTATTTATACTCTTTATCTTTTCTCTGACCTGTTCTGTGCAAACAATAGATATCTTGACCATTATAGTGGAAAGAAAATATCTTATTGATTTTTGCAATTTTAGCCATTATTTTCCCCAATCCATTCATACATAGCCCGTTCAGCCTGAACACGACTATTAAAATAGGCCACATTCTTAGTCTGCCCATTGTTATACATTACCACAATAATTCGGCCAAGATTCCATTCTCCATCAGACACATTCATTATTTATTTCCCAATTCTAAGAGAAAAATACTGTATTAAAGATATAGCCACCAACAGTAAACCAAAAGACATTAGCCAGTTTTGGCTTATAGTCCCAACCCTGCAAGACATAATTAACAAAATACTCACCAATAATCGCCCCAATAATCAAACCCATAAGATTATCAATAGTCATTATAGTCCCAAAGCCTCTCGTTCTTTCTGAGAGAGTTTACTCAAAGCGACCGATTTAAGGTCTTGCTTTTCCTTTTCTGACGCTTCCCGTTGTTTACGAATAACATCCTTCTTTTTATGGTTTTCCCACCAGTCAATCAATTCTTGTTTACTAATACCAGCCTCATCATAGTCAATATCGTCTAAAATATCGTTATAGTTATACCATAAATCTTTAGCAGTAAGAATAGCGCACAATGCTGCTTCTAGAAAAGCCTTGTTTTTCCTAAGACGGTCCATTTCCAAACCATCATCCCAATCACGACACGGCATAATTTTCTCCTTTATTTTCTTCATTAATACCAATCAGATAAATCTTACCACAATCGGGATTAGTTGGCCGCTTACTAGATGCGCCATAAACCGCTAAAATTGATTCCAAGTCCATTTTATTGATTTCCTTTTGATTCTTTTCCATTTGCAAAACCATTCTTTTAGTTAGAGTTTTGATTAGACCGAATAAGGCGTAATCGATTGAGGATAATGGTCAAATTAATTGGCTGAATGTGAGATTTTTCACTCAAATGTTCACTCAAAATATTCTCCAAAATACTCATTTCTTCAACCGTCAAAAGAACACTCTTATACATATAAATCCTAGTACTAATACCATCCTTA